CACCTAGTTGAACTTTTGCACTATCTGCAAAAGTAGCGTTTCCAGCATGAGCCGTAGTAGATGCAAAATCTACAGCACCATCAATGTCAACAACGTCTAGGTTAGTTGTACCGTCTACATCTACGTTACCTGAAATATCAAGAGATGCTGCAGCAATTTCACCTGAGAACGTAGAGTTATCATCTGCTGTTATTGCTCCTACGTGTAAGGGTACATAATCATTTATAGTTACGTTACCTGCAGTAGTTCCTGCTTCTGTGTTAGCTGCAATGGTTGCAAACTCATCTGCAGACTCATCCCAGATAAAACCTCTGTTTGCAGTGTTACTACTTGAACCATCACCACGTGTAATAATGAAACCTTGATCATACGCAGTGCCAGTATAACCTTGTCCGTACTTAACAAGTGGGTCTTCAACAGTTAAATTAGTTGTAGCAACTGTAGTAGTTGTACCGTTGACAGTAAAATCACCTGTTACTGTAACATTGTCTCCAAAAGTAACTTCAGATGTACCGTGTCCTATAGTAATAGCTGTACCAGATATACCTGTACCAATAGATACAGACTCACTGCTGTTAGCAGTATCAATTATAAGATAAGCATCTGACCCTTGTTTAATTGTAAGGGCTGTAGCTGAGTTATCTGACACAGCCACATTAATATCTGTACCGTCAGCACTAATAGAATCTAATGCAATATCACCTACATTTGTAATATTATAATCACCAAAGCTAGTGTGTCCACCAAAAGTTTTATTTGTAAATGTATCTGTAGTTGCTCTACCTACAATAGTATCTGTAGAAGCAGGTAATGTTAATGTCACGTTACCAGAATAAGCAGAGTGTGCCGCTGACTGTAATGCTGTATAGTGAGCATTAGATGACTCACAATAAAATTTAATATTAGATACTGAACCACCATTTTTAAGATCTATTGTTCCAGAATCAATACCAACATTACCGTCAATCATAACAACTCCTGAACCTTTTGGAGTTAAATTAAGATTAATATTTGTATCACTTCCAGTAGAGGATATAGTAGGTCCACTACCTGTTGCAGCATTAGTAACATCAAATTGATTTACTGCTGAACTTGTTGTCTGAAATATTATTTGTTCATTACCATTTTCATCAGCAATAAAGTGTGCGTCATCAATAAGAATGTTGTGTGAGTTTGTATCTAAGTTAGCACCTAGTTGAGGAGAAGTATCTTCTACTATGTTTGATATACCAGAACTTGTTGCAAGACCAGAAACAACTGCACTTCTTGTAATTTTCTTTAAGCCACCACCAGATGTGTCTACAGCTAAAAATACATCGTCATTTGCAACAGTGCTTATTTCAGATAAATCACCTACTGCTATTGGATTAAAGTTTGTACCGTCAGCAACTAAAATATGTCCTGATGTATTAGTACCCATAACTAAGTCATCACCTGTTATAGTTAGATCACCTGTTACAACAACGTCACCGCTAAATGTAGCTTTACCAGCAAGAGCCATATCAATGTCTAGTGCAGTGATTGCACTGGAGCCGTCAGTTCCTTTAATAGCAAAGTTTTTATCTGCTGTACTTACTGTTAGCTCTACATCTGTAGAGTTATTAGCTATGTCAAGTATAGATGTTCCAGCAGATTTAATAGTTATATTATTGCCAGCAGCATCAAGAATAATATCTCCTGACGAATCTAATGTAATGTCTGTTCCATCATTAGTAATAGTATCTAGTGCAATGCCTCCTACGTTAGTAATGTCAGCATCATTAAAGGATGTAGCACCAAATGTGTTAGCTGCAGCAGTAGAAGTAATACCTGCACCTGCAGTATATAAACCTCCTGTAGCTAATGTACTAGCCATGTCTACTGCACCATCAATGTCAACAGCGTCAAGATTAGCTGTACCGTCTACATCTAGATCTGTACCAACGTACAACTTTTTAGCTATACTTGCCCCACCTTCAGTTCGTAAAGCTCCTGTATCACCTGTAGCATCACTTGAATCTGTAGTATCTGTTATGTCAACTACACCTGCAACTGTAAGGGTTGATGCCATGTCTACTGCACCATCAATGTCTACAACATCTAAGTTTGTAGTACCATCAACGTCTATGGCTCCTGATATGTCTAATGAAGCTGCGGCTATCTCACCACTAACATCTACTGCACCATTTATATCTATAGTTGTAGCGTTTATCTCAATCTCTGTGTCAGATACTAAGTCAAGTACACCATCTGCAGATTGATGTATGTATGTACCACTGTCACCAAATTGTAATTGTCTAGTGCTGTTTAACAATATACCTGTGTCAGCAACGTGTGTTAAGGTAACATCATTATCAACACCCATACCTAGTATAGCTGCATCACTATCTAATTTTAAATCATTACTAACCAGTACGGCTGTAGAAGCATTAATGTCTACTGTAGCTTCACCATCTATCCTAAGAACACCATTAGAGCTTTGTTGTATAAAACTAGCAGTATCACCAAACTGTATTTTTTCTGTAGATGCTACAAGTATGTCATCAGAAAACTCAAAGTAATCTTCATCTTCCATCCATTTTAATACACCATCATTTGTTTCACCATCAAAAGTGATAGTAATATCTGTTCCTGTACTGCCTGTACCAAAGGTAAGAGTATGACCTAATAACTTCGTTATTGGTCCACCCTCTGCAGCAGTACCGTCATGTGTATGTCCTGAACTTGCAGCAAAAGCAGCTAGAAGCTGATCAAACTCATCGTTAGTATCTGCTGCAACGATGGTATCTCCATCTGAATAGTCTGATTGTCTTGTGTACGTAGCACCCATTATCTTCTAGCCCCTAATTGAAATTCCATTTGAAATCCTTTTAATGAATATGGACCTGTTGAATTAGATCCATCTTCTACTCTTAATGCTACAGCAAACCCAGAACCTTCTACTGATTTTCTTACAATAGGTTGTGATGGACCACCGTAAGTAGCATTACCATAAACTGATACTGCACCGTATGTACCTGCAACGTCTGTTGTGTCTAGTGGATACGCTGCTGGTCTTGATGAATCTTTTGCTTCGTAATCATACCTTACAAACATGTCTGCGTCAATAGTTGATTCAGGTGCGTAGTTAATATTTACCCTTTGCATATGTTTTCTTATACCCGGATCTCCAAAGGTTAAGTCTGGGCTACGGTACTTAGCGTCTACTAGTGTACCATTAAAAGTGTTTCCTTGATCTTGCCTGTATACATATCCATCAAAACTTCCATGTATAGGTATAACATTGCCTAATTCTACAACACTGTCTGTACAAGCAGGTTTAATACCTTTTATCTGTGAAAATTCAAAAGACTGTCCTCTTAATACACATATTACACCTGTAGTAGTTTTTTCTGCACCAACAGCTTTAGAAAAAAATATTCTGTATTGTGTTTTGTCTGGAATAACTAATGAAGTAAAGTTTCCAGAATCACTTAATTGTTCTTTAAATAAAGGCTGTACAGGAGAACTAATTGTACCAAGTTCAACGTCACCAATTCTTGCAGTACCAGCAATAGTACGTAACCCGTCTGGTCCTAAGAATATTAAGTCACCAGCAAATTCCTGTATTGTATCACCATTTACACACCCAATGTTTCTTGTAACGGGTACAATAGCAAAGTTAGAACTTGTTGTGCCTGACAGTTTAAATATTCTATTTTCACAGAAGATAAATAAATCTTCACGGAAAACTTTTAGTCCTACGATTGTGTCATCTACTTTAATACTACCTGCACCACTAGCTGTAGCAAAGTTATCCTCATCAAATGGAACACTAAATACTAACTCTTGTGGTGTACTAGACATTCCTGAATAGAACATATGGCTCTTAAATGCAGCTACGTGTTTAGCACCTGTAACTGCTGTAGTTACTTCTCCACCACCTGCAGATGATACATCTGTTGCAGATAGGGATGTGTTAAATATAGTTGGTGCATTTGCCTGATCTACTACAATAAATTTATCGTTGCCATCAAAGTTAAATCTTTCAAACTTATACTTTGCAGCACTTGTTCTACCTGTATCTCTTTCTGTCCAACTTTCAGATATAACAACATTAGCTTCGTGGACTGCTGCTGTAGTGCTACTTGTAGCTCTTGTTACCCCAGTAAAAGTTGTAGCTGTTACTCCTGTATATGTAAATATTTCTGAGTCTATATACAAAGTACCACTAGAACTAAAAGATGTAGTGCTTTTTGCATTGATAGTTCCTGACCCTGACATTGTAGCACTAGAAGTTATTTTTTGTGACAGTGTTGTACTAGCAGAACTAAATATCTTTTCTCCTCTAGCAGCAACTATGTAGTCGTGAAATAATGCTGTCATTAACATTGGCTCACTACTAAGTGCTGTTTCAGGAACTTGTTGTATTATATAAGGTTTGTATCCATTAATTCGTCTGTAGCCACCCTCAACATCTGGCTCAAAGTTAGTTAACTCTAGTGCCTGTCCGGGTTCCATAATAAATGTAGACTTGTTTAAAACTAAACCGCCTTCACAGTTAAACGAAAACGGTTGGACTTGTGATTGATCAGGCATATTTAAATAGACCTAAAAGTTGAAGTAGGACTTCCTATATGATTTCTAGTTATATAAGTAGACCTTAAATAGTCATATTTATTTATTAGAAGAGTTTGCATATTTTTTATGCCTTGCTCAAATCTAGTAAAGTTAATTGCATATTGCTGTGTTTCACCACGATACTGATATATAAATGCAGTTGCACCATCTACAATAACGGCTGCAAATCTATCAGGTATAGTAGTTGTATCTCCATGTGCATCCATATCAGTAGGAAATGTAAAGTAATCATACTTTATAGTGTATGCTTTTTCTGGGCAAGGATACAATATATAATTGTTATCTAGTGTTCTTACTACATGTGTTGGCGCACTACCATTGTCAAACTGTGCTACCTGTACACCGCTAGCATGTGTAGCCGCAGTAGTAGATTGTGTTCCACGTGTAACACCTGTTAAGTCATTTCCACTTACACCTGTATAAGATATAATCTCACTACCTATATAAGCACTACCTGCAGAATCAAAGTCTGTGGTAGATGTAAGTGTTAGTGTAGTTACAGAACTAGAGTGTGATCCATTTAATGTTGTGGTTACAATTTCATCTTCGTGAGTAACATGATTCTCAATATACTCTTTGTAGTTCATACTATTTAATTTACCGCCACTTGTACCTAAGTCAGAATCTTTGACGATACGAAATGTATCATAGTCAGCTAACTTAGCTGTTGTTGGTAAACTATATTTAAATGTACCTGCAACAAGTGTTTCTGAGTCTGTTGCATGATTAAATGGATAATTAAATTCTCTTTGGTTTATGTATCTAACAGATTCATTAATAGCTGTTTTAGCTTGAGTTTGAATACCTCTAGACGAAGAAAAGGTTGAACTTGTTAATTCAACTTCGTTTAATCGTGCAAGTACTTTATTAGTTAAGGTTAAATAGGATTCTGCCATAGATACAATCTTTCATAAAAATCTTGTTAGGGGGCCAAGTTAGACCCAGCCCCCAGTTAGTATATTTATGCTAATGTGTCTCTATCAACTTCATTAGCTGATGTACTTCCTTGTTCAGAAACGTCCATCAATAGAGCGTAAACTCTAAGTTTACCTGCTGAGAAGGTAGCACCGTCACCTGCAAAAGTCAGGTCTAGTGTGTCTGCTGAAGACAAAACAACTTCTGCTGAAGGTGTAACGCTTGGAGCATATGCCAAGTCTGATGCACCATCAATGTCAAATGCTGTAACATATTCGTCAACGTCTGCTGCACCCAATGTTATAGTTGCATTTGTACCTGTGTTCATTGTTGCAGATTCTACAACTTGAACACCTGCGTGAAGTATATGAGTATTCGCTGGTAGTGTAATACATTGTACTACATCTGCTGACGAACAATCAATAGCTTGTGCAGTCAAGTCAATTATTAATTCAACTTGATAAGGCATACGTCCTCTGTTGGAGTTACCTGTTGCAGGAAGTAAAAGTGATGTTATAGTAGCCATTTTTTAATCTCCCTCTAAGCTGCGTTATATACGGCATTAACAAGAGCTTCTGGACGAAGGATCTTTCTGCCATACAAATGCATACCACGAACAATGTCAGAGAAACTGTCAGGGTCACGATATGTCTCAGTCTTATTGATCTGCTCTGCAGTAGCAACAGCAGAATCGTGTCCAGCTACAATTACACCATAGTTAGTAAGTTGGTTTGCAGAACCTGAAGTTCCCGGACCTGTTCCTACTGATGGTAAATTGCTTGAACTATACACTCTGAAACCACCCAAGTTATTAATAACTAGGCCGTTTCGTATACTTCCTGATTCTCCAAAGTCTGCGTTATGTAAGCGTGAGTCTTCGTCACGAAGCATTTCCATAAACACAGGATCTACAACTAGCCAACGACCATTGGTGTCAACTTGCTGTTGATCAAGTAGTCTAGCCATACGAGATATCACCATGATTGGTGACGCTGTAGCTGTTGGCAAGGATGTTGCACCCGGCATACGTGGAGTCAGAGGAATTGAGTGATTTCCTGCTGAACTGGTAGTGATGTTACCAAAATCACCTTTAGTTAGTTTCATGCTGGAAAGAAGTTCATCTGTTCCTGCAGTTGAAACTGCCACAGAACCATTTACAGTTGCGTTAACTGTGTCTGGTGATCCGTGAATGGATGATTGTTTGTAACCTGATAGGTAACCAAGTACGTCTTGGTCAAACTGGTCAGCCAATCTATAAGCTGCTCTATCAGAAGCAAGGCTCATAAAGTTTACGTGGCTATGTGCGTCTTCAATATCATCAATCTTAAAAGCATAGTAATTAGATTTATCTATTGTCAACGAGAAATCTTCATCGTCAAGATCTTGTGGTAGAATTGTTGTACCACGTGTGTAGGCCTTAACTGTGATTTCTGGTTCTTTTATTATTTTAACGGTATCGCCCATGTTAGCAATTTCACCAAAGTAATCGTTATTGGTGACTGCTTCTACAACAGATGACTTGCGGAAAGCAAGTTGCACCTGTTTGCTGTAGATTACTGGACTAAAATTACCGTTAGGCAGGTTTCCATAACCTGCTGCGGAACTAAATGCCATTTTATAATCTCCTATTTATAGCATATTTCACAGATGCAAATCAATCAAATGTACTCACGGGGCTGATTTACGTAGGGTGTATCTCTTACAAGGTTGCGCTACTATGTATTTGATAGGCCATGTTTATCAGGTAATCTTAAAGTCTTTTCTTGTTTTGCGATTTAGTTAGTGTAGTAGGTAACCAGTTAAACTGGGGCTACTAAAGAGTATGACTATAGTTATATCTATTTTTTTCTATTTGTCAATCTCTTTTAACGAGCATTTCCAGATACATCGTAATCAAAACGTCCTGAACGGATAGCTTCCATTATAGCATCTGCGTTTCGCTCATACTCTTGTGCCGTCATTTTAGACACTTGAGATTCCTTAAAGCCACCACTACTTCTGTCAGTTTCTGGAGTATTACGTGTCTGTTTACTATTTACAGAACGTGCAGCTTCTTTATTGGTTGATGACTTTTTAGGTGTGATGTTTTTATCTATCTTGTAAAGGTCTATTGCCCTTGCTGCAGATCTAGCATCTTCATCATTTTCATATAGAGCTTCTTGAACCCACTTAGGTTGTTCTGTTGCCCAGTTATGAAAGTCATCACTGTCTCTTATTTCACCAAAGTCAGGGTGGAGTTTCATTAACTCTACTTCTGCTTTTTCTTTATTAGCAGTCTCACGCATTGCATCTATTTCTTTTACACGATCTTCTAAATCTTTAGACTGTTCTCGTGCTTTTTTA